TTTTTAGATCAAATATTTGATGGAGACAAGGCTTTAATTGATTACATGCAGCGAGCTGTAGGTTACTCGTTATCAGGAAGCACCCAGGAACAAATGATGTTCATCTTGTATGGGAATGGTCGTAATGGTAAATCGGTTTTCTTGGATATTATCACTGAAATGTTTGGTAGCTATGCAACAAATATACAGCCCCAAACGATCATGGTGAAACAACAATCCAGTGGAGCGAATAGTGACATTGCAAGATTAGCTGGTGCCAGGTTAGTAACTACTACAGAACCTAACGAGGGCGTTCGATTAGACGAAGGGTTAGTTAAACAGTTAACTGGTGGCGATAAGGTTACGGCTCGCTTTCTTTACGAAAACGAATTTGATTTTGAACCACAATTCAAACTGTGGATGGCCACTAACCATAAACCGATTATTCGTGGCACCGATGATGGAATTTGGAGACGTCTAGCTATTATTCCATTCACAGTACAGATCCCGGAAAACAAAATTGATTACAACTTAACTAACAAATTAAAACGGGAAATAACAGCTATTTTAAATTGGGCAGTTGAAGGTTATTTAATGTGGCAGAGAGAGGGATTAAAGGAGCCTGAAGTAATTAAACAGCAACGTCAAGAGTATCGCATTGAAATGGATAGTATTGAGTGCTTCATTGAGGAATGTTGTATAAAAGCTCCACAGTTTCGAGTACCAGCAAAAACTCTTTTCAACGAATATAAAAATTGGGCAAGTGACAATGGTCAGTATATGATGTCGAGTACAAAATTTGGTCGTGAAATGGGAAAAAAATTCAACAAAATCAAAACAAATGGAACAATGCACTATGCAGGTGTACGACTTTTGGAAAAGTATGACACTGGTTTCTTCAAAACAGGTGAATAGAGGGAGAGTTTAGGGAAGGTTTAGGGATAGTTTAAAACTCAACCCTCCCTGAAGCCAAAAGTGGCTTAAACCCTTATTTAATAATACTTTTTTTATGATTTTGATTCTATCTTAAGGATAAAAGGGATAGTAGGGATAGTTTTTATAGTAAAGTAGGTAATTTATTTTTAAAAATAAATATATAGAGAAGTTTATGAAAAATGGGTTAAAACCCTCCCGACTGTCCCTAAGTGATATTTTACGAGGTGAAAAATGAATATAAAAGCGATTGAAACAGTTTACAAAGGTTATAGATTTCGTAGTCGTTTGGAAGCTCGATGGGCAGTGTTTTTTGATGCGTTAGGTATCGATTGGAAATACGAACATGAAGGTTACGATCTTGGTGAAATGGGCTGGTATTTGCCTGACTTCGAAATAAAATTAGCTAATGGTGATGAATGGTTTGTTGAGGTTAAAGGAAATATGAATGACGAATTAGGTATTAAAAAAGCGATCTACTTAGATAATGCCAGTGCTCAGTTAAGAAAAATAGGTGTAATGATGATGTCAAAATTTGAAAATGCTTATTATTTCTGTGACAAAGATGGACCTGACTTTAATAAAGCTTGGATAGATATGATAAGCTTTGACGTTGATTTTGAAACGTATAACAACGCTGTAGCTAAAGCAAAACAGGCACGATTTGAACATGGAGAAATGCCATGACTCAGGTCTTAAAAGTTTTAAGCGCTATTTGGAAATCAGGTGCAGAAATCATTGTTTTAAAAGATGGATCGCTTAAATTAGAAAAACATCATTTGGTACTGAATGAAACGTTAAGAGCTGCCGAACCAATTTTTCCACAAATTGAAGAATGGTTTAAATCATGGGAAGAAGCAAGTGCACCAGATAAAACATTGATGAAAATGGTCCATCAAGCCTGTGGATGGCAGCACAATCCGAAATTGAATGAATGGATATGCACAGATGTTGACTCATTGATGTTGTTTATGGAATGGCAAGAAACATTAGCTAAGAACGGCTGGAACGATATTTACACAGACTATCGACAATTTGAAAATGAAGCTTCAAATGTGTTGAAGAAAAAATTATACGAGCGTGCTGTTTTATACGCTAATCAAAATAAGTGATTTACAGCCGTTTTAAGACGTTTTAGAAGACGGATGATAAATATATCCAACTTTAAAATAGAACGTCTGTACGGTGCTTAAAACAAGCAAAAATAAGGAGGTAATGAACAGTGAAAATGAAATTCGACTTTTTATATAAAAATGGCACTAAAGAGATATTTGAACAACCTATTACAGAAGAAAATCATTCTGCTGTTTTAGAAGTTTTAGAAACTATAGAAACTGCAATGCGAGAAGGAATTGAAACTTGTATTACTTTCGAAAAAGAAGGTCATGGTGGGCATTATGTACGAATGAGTGAGGTTGTTCGTGTAACTACTGATGTTATTGAAGGTGATTCACAATGATTCACTACGCTTACAGCGATACAGAACTAAACAAAATCATGAAAACACTAACAATCGTGGTTGATACTCGCGAACAAGTGAACGGCCATATTCTTGAATATTTACGCAGCAAGGATGTGCCAATCAAATTGAAGAAGTTAGACACTGGCGATTACACAGCGATGTTACCGAAAAATGAAGAGCTTGGCATCATGCGAGATATTTATTTAAACAGTGGAGTTGAACGGAAAGCCAGTGTTGATGAGATTGTAGGCAACTTAGGTAAGGACGAGCGTACACGTTTTGAAAATGAATTAATTCGAGCGCAAAATATTCCATTCACACTCTTACTCGAAGATCCAGAAGGCTACAAAAAAATCATAAATGGACAATACAGAAGTAGATATGAACCACTTGCATTACTTGGCTCGTTGAATACTTTCAAGGCTCGTTACGGCTTTGAAATTGTCTACTTAGATAATAAGTTTAGTGGGAATTTTATTTATTATCATTTTTATCATCAAATGAAAAATTATCTGAAACGGGGTGCTTTTTAATGTTGGTGAACCCTTATGACACGTTACGGGGTAGGTTTTTACAATACAGCGACAAGATGCTTTTTGAAATAATTAAAGAAGACATGTCCATTAATGGCTATACAGGTGATGAAAATTATAAAACTATGACTCTCAATATTTTGGACAATTTTGAGCAATATGGTCGTTTTTCTGAAAAACAAAAATTAGTTGTAATCAACTATTTGATTCATTAAAGGAGAAGCCTATGAACATGCGCAATGGGATTCCTATTGTTCAGTCGGTGAAGAAGTCAAAACAGCCACAGGGTAGATTGTGGAAGGCCATACCTAATCCATTTACAAAATATATCGAGTTATTCATGACAGTCGATGGATGTGAAGTCAGTATTATCATGCCTTACGATTTCGAATGGATTCAACAGTATTTAAACGAGGGTTGGATCGAGAGAGGAGTGTGGGATATAGATGAACGTAGACATGCTTGATAAACGTGTAGCGATATTAAAGAAGATCGATGTACTTACTAACAAATGTAATTGTGAGACAGCGAAAGAAATGGAAAAGTGCTCTAACTGCAAACAATTAACAAAGTATGGCCATGAGTTACTTGCATTAGTAAACAGTCGAATTAGACTTAACGCATCAATTGATCGAGTGCCTATAAGTAGTTCAAGACTTCCGTTAACCAAAGCAAAATATCTCAAATTAAAACAAGCAGGAAAAACAGATAGATATATAGCTGATATGTTAGGTGCTTCATGTGGGGCACTACAGAATTGGAAAAAGCTAAATAATGTTGAAGTGCGAATAAGAGGAAAGAGGTTAAAAGCAAAATGACCATTGAAGATCAAATATTAGCCAATCCAGTATTACGAGAGGTAAATGAACTGTTACAAAATCAAACAGCTAAAGGTATTGCAAAATACGGTACAACGGTCAATCCAATGGATTACACAACTATCGAATGGCTGAAGCATTACCGCGAAGAAATGATTGATGGTGCTGTATATGCGACTGTAGTAATTAAAAAATTGGAGGAAATGCAAAAATGAATGAATTAATCAAACAAGTAGAACAATGGTCAATTGCAAAAGGGTTAGACAAAGCAGAATCTAGTAAACAATTTTTGAAAGTAGTAGAGGAAGTTGGCGAGGTCGCGGCGGCGTTAGCTCGTAATGATAAAAATGCATTGCGTGACGGTATTGGTGATGTAATCGTAACAATGATTATCCTTGCGCAACAAAACGATATGGACTTACACGAGTGTTTAAATACAGCCTATGACGAAATAAAAGGGCGAACAGGAAAAATGATTGATGGTGTATTCGTAAAATCTAGCGATTTATAAATGCTGAGGATAGTAAAAAGCGTGTAGATACAGTGCAGTAGAAATATTTTGTGCAGTAACAGCAACTTGATTTACGGCATTTCTAAATCAAAAGGAGGAATTTTTGTGAATGGAATAAGACTTGCAGTGAAACAGGAAGAGTATTTTTATGAAACGGAAAAACAACGCGATGAGCATGTAAAAACGATGACAGAGCAAGGTTGGATGAACATGAGTGGCGCTACTAGACGGATAGTGAAATGCGGAGTCAATAGACTCAAGGCAAAAGATGAAGATTATGTGTGGTATGCATGTTTCCGGATGGGTAGTAAATATCCGATAGTTTAGTAGTTACTGCACATTTTGAGTAAATAAACAAACAAGGTAGGTGCTGCACATGCATTATGAGTGGTTAAAAAACTATCAAAAATTAGAAGATGAAATTGCAAGCATCGAATTTAATCTTGAACGTAATAAGATGGAATTGAAACGTTGGGTGCATGGCGACTTAACAAAAGTAAAATTAACTTCTGAAAGTCATGGTGCTCAATTAGAAGAAATTATTGAAGCTGCCGAACGTGAATTAGCACATAAAATGAATGACTTGGAAGATATGAAAAACCTGATCAATACATTCAGAGGGTTAGATAATCAGATACTGTACAAGCATCATGTGGAGGGCAAAACCCTTATTTCCATTGCAGATGAATTGGATAAAAGTCCAAATTACATTTACAACAAGCATGCACAGATAATGAAAATGGTTAAGTATAAATATGCGGAGAGTGTAAATGTGTGATTGAAAGATATTGTTCAATACGAGGGGAGCGAGTGGAATGAATATGAATAAGAATAAGCATGTATTACACCAATTAAAAATCGGAGATACTATTCAATTTCCAAATGATGAATTTGCTTATGTAGTACGACATGTAGGATTACGTTATGTATTTGCTGGTTCTGATTGTGGTTGTGTATATACAGTGATTGATAAAAAGTACGAAATTTTAGCATCAACAACAATGCTATTTGAAGAATTAGCGAACTTTACTATAGAAGGCAACGCACAAAAACTAGAGATACTTTTAACTAACGGTGAACGTGAATTATCAAAACGTTATCGAGATACGTTTAAGGACTTTAATTATTACAAAGGTAAAGTGATTCCAGCATAAATTGCTGAACACTATCCCAAACCTAACTTAATGTAATGTTAAGTTGTAATTAAATTATAGAACCTATTGAAAATCCGTTATATGATAGTAGTATCAAAAAGCTCACGGAAATGCGTTAACAAAAATAAGCATTACAAAATAAACACGTTCGCTTGTACGTGTATGTCGGAAACAAGTAATAAGTCACGCCTGAAAAGGTGTGGCTTTTTATTATACTTTCAGTTACAACTAAGGTGAGGTGATGTTCGATGCCAATCAAATGGTATTACGGTGAAGGCGGATATAAAATTCCTTATTATCGTCCAGGAGACAAAGTGGTTGTAAAAGCATCTAAACTTGACGCAGTAATTGTTGAATATGATTTTGGTATTGATGATGTCAAAGTAAATTATGTACAAGAAACGAATCGACAACGATGGTTGAAAGCTTCTCAAGTTGAACCGAATGAACCTTTAGAAGAACAAGCAACACCATACGAGACAATAGAACAATTAGAATCAGATTAGTCACACTCGTTTGAGTTGTGGCTTTTTGTTATGCAATTAACTATGAATTGTGGAGGGATGAACAATGGAACTTACAAAAGCTGAAAAGATTGTATTGGTATCAATGGTTACTGATTGCATAAGTGTCG